ACAGCCGTGTTCCGGGGTGCTGTATTAAATAAATGATAAGCCAAATTAGGGTATTATAAGTTTTGGAAGACCGAGACGATCCCTGTTCGGATATTATAGTATATCCTTTTTTGATAGCGTTATCCATTTTGGAAAATATTTTAGTCGTTTGAATCTTCATCGCTAACGTCTTCTCTTTTGTCAATAATTTCCACTTCAATTTTGGGGATTAAGTCTTTCCCGTCTTTCCCGGTTATTTCTTGTTTAACTGGGGCATCGTAACCGAGCATTTTACAAATGCGTTCTATAGTCCATGCTTTCCCGTGTAATTTTAATTCAATACCAGCTCTACCTTCTTTAACGCTCTCTATGGCTTTAATTTGTTCCTCTGTCAGTTCGTCAAAATCTTTAAATTTAAGTACACCGTTTTTTAATTCAACGTAATCAGAAATCTTTGCGTTAACGATGCATTTAAGCTCGTTCAATATTCGCTCTTTACTTAAATCAGACTTCTTCTTTAATTCCTCCTGCAATTCTTTTACCCTTGACCTAACCTTGACCTCTGATAATAATGTTGAGGCTTTTTCCCATATAGATTTTTCTGTCATCTTTTTACAACAAAAAGCCCTCCGGTACGCCTCGGATGCGTTACCGGTTTCTATGTAGTAATTACAAAAAGCTTCTTGTTTTACCGTGAGCATATCTAAGTCAATTATTATCAACACAAAGATAATAATTTAATGTAAATATATCAATATGATATAATTTGAGGATTATTTTATATATTTGCATTATGATCGACGAAAGAAAAGATAAAGACAGGCTTAAGTGTCCTAAATGCGGGGCTTTCTTAATGGAGGTAAGGCCCAAGCTTGCGTCCGGTCAAGAAGTTAAATGCAAATGCTGGAAATGTCATAACGATATTAGCATAAAGAAGTAAATTATATTGTGAAATCCATGAGAGGGATAAAACGGAACAATCCGGGTTATCCCTCTTTTTATTTATTCAAACATGAAAGAAAAAATATTCGAATCACTAAAACGGGAATATTCAAATCTTGGGTTAGCCGACGAAATTTTACAGGGACACGCCGAGTCGCTTGCGGCAACTGGTTTTGTAACTGATGAAAACTTGAACGTTGTAGTGTCTTCACAAAAAACGTTCCTTTCTTCTCTTCAAAGCGGTATAGATAAACGGGTAACCGATGCTGTCAATAAAGCTAGAGAAAAGAAAGAAGAACCTGCCAAGGGGGGCGAGCAGGATAAAAACGCAACCGACATTCAAAAAATGATTAGTGATGCAATTGAATCGAAATTAACCCCGTTACAGCAAAAACTAAACGCTTATGAGGCTAAAGAACAACAAGCATCAAGGGCAACCCTAATCTCAAACAAGGCTAAAGAACTCGGTATTCCTGAATGGAGACAGAAAGAGGGATTCGCTATAACGGACGATATGGACGATGCGGCGATTAACTCCTACCTATCCAGTGTAAAGCAGAATATCGTGACGAATCAATTAGAGGGGAAAGAAACGGCATTCCCTCTATCCACTCCGGAAGCACAGGGAAAAGAACTTGCGAAGCAGTGGGCCGAATCATTGCCGGATGCAAACTAATTTTTAAGTTATGGCTATAGAATTTGAAAAAGGACAAATCAAAGGTGATTTCCCCGTGTTCTGGCGAGGGGAGTGTAAAGTTTTACCGGGAGATTTTAAGCTGACAAACGAATTGCCAGAAGGAACGAAGGTAAAGAAAGGTACTCCGATAAAACTGGACTTTGACAGAATGGAATGCAAGTTATGCAAAGCCATTAAAGTCATTGCCGGAGGTACCACCACGAAACCAAGAATTGCTAAAGGTAGTTTCGTGGTAAAAGGTGAAGCTATCGGAGAGCAAACAGTGTCAAGCATCAATAGCACGAATGCTGATTATGACGAATTGACGTTATCAGCAGCAAACGAGGCAGCAGTTGAAGGGGCCATTTTAGCTGTCGGAACAGATTTACCTGACGCGGTGGTTGAAACAACTTTCACGTATACAAAGAAGATGTCGTTCCAAACCGTTTCAGCAGGATATGAGGTGATTATCTTGAAAGACGTAGCCTATCCAGTTCCTAGTGATTGGCTCCAAGGATGGAAATTGAAAAACTGCCCGACAATCGGGTACATTAGACAGTAAAGGAGGTGAATCATGGCTGAATTATTTTATAGTTCTATTTTTGGCGAATTAACGAAACAAGTTCAAATTCGCATTGACGCAGCCTCCGAGTTGCGAAAAAGATTGTTTGACCAAAATATCTACGAGAGATATTTGGATTGGGATGTTCCAACTATCGGGTTAAATTTCGAGGAACTAATCGGGCAATACAACCTAAGCGTTGCTGCCGCCACTCTCGACTCGAAAGGTAAAGAGCCTATCATGGGTACAGAAGGATTAGAAACGTTGAAACAAAAAGTTCTTACTCACCAGATGAGCTACTCAATGCCTATCGAGGAATACCGGAAGGTATTACAAATCCTCGATTCCCGGATGTTGACTGACTCGCAAAAGACGCAGCAGTTAATTAATTTGATGTGGAATAACGTGGGTAAGGTGGTTAATTCAGTTCAATCCAAGCTAGACATTATCTTCTTGGGAGCGATGTCAAACAAGGGTGTGTTTACCTTTGATTCCACCAATAACCCCGAAGGTGGTGTTCGAGGAGTTATTGATCACAAGATGCCTTCTGAAAATATCGCATCAGTGACCAAGGATTGGACTACCGCAAATAAAGACACGGTAGATTGTTTCGAGGACATTCAAGCTATTCTTGATGCCGCTCAAGATAAAGTAACCTTCGATAAGATACTCTTATCGCAATCCCGGTTATCGTATATCCTGCGCAACAGCAAGATGAAACTTGTAGTATTCGGGCAAGACAAGTCTTCTACTCCCCTATTGCTGTCTAATCTTAACGAGTTCATGCGTCAAAATGGTTTCCCCGTGTTCGAGGTTATCAGGCGTACTACACGAATCCAAGATAACGGCAAATTGGCCGAGTATAACCCGTGGAATGACAAGAATATCGTGTTTGTTCCCGCCGGGAAACTTGGGGTTATCAAGAATGCTTACGCTGATAACGAGTTACGACAAGAACCGGGAGTTACTTACTCTAACTACGGTAGAATTCGTATTTCACAATGGGGTAAGGGGGAAACTGATAACTCGAACGGTG